CGCGCGCGCGTAGGACGCCGAGTATTGCGCGGATGCCCGCTCCCATGACGTTGCCGCGCTTGTCGATCGGCGCGGCGCGGCCGGGGACGATCTGCTTTCCGGGCGGGATGGCGCGCAGGGCGCGCAGCCGGTCTTCCAGCCGCTTGAAGCGGCGCGCCCCGCCGTGGAACAGGTGCCCGATCGATTGCTCGTAGGGCGTGCCGCCGGCTGGCGCGGCGCGCAGGCCGACTTCTGCCTGCAGGCTGGCCTTGGTAGCTGGCTTGACGGCAAAGGCGGCCAGCGTGTAAGGCGTGGCTCCGCCGGCGATCTGGCCCTGCATGGTCCGCCGGACTTCGGCGCTTGCTTTCTGCGCAGTCCCGGTGAGGGCGCGCGCCGTGGCAAACGGGATCTGGTCGGAGAACTGGCCAAGCGCAGCGGCCAGCGCCGCGGCGCCTTCGATGCGAACGGTGATCATGCCGCCTTGGCTTTGCGGGCCAGCGAAGCGCGCGGGCGGCCGTCCGCGTCGTAGCGATCAACGGTGACGGCGAGGTGCATGCACGGCTCCATGGGGTCGTGCGAAAGAGAGCACCACTCAATCACACGTGACGACAAAGTCGTCCGCCGGTAGTTGGAACAGCCGGCGGCGTCGCAGACATGCTGGTAGGTCGGCGTCAGGTTGGCCATGCTTTTCTCCTCAAAGGTTGATCGTTGGTTCTACGGACTCGCCGGCGAGCTCGCGCAGGCCGGCCTTGAAATTCGCGACCAGCGCCGTGCGCACGCTGTCGATTTCGGTGCGCAGTTGCAGCCGGATGGCGTCGATGTCCTGCCCGACGAGCACCGGAGCGAGCCGATGCGGGATTTGGTCGAGCGCCTGGCGCAGCGTGACGAGCACGTCCTCGACCGCGCTTTCTACGGCAGCGCGCTCGACCATCTGGCCGGCAGCGCGCTCGTAGTCGAGCCTCGCCATGCGCGCCAGGTAGAGCTCCTTGTCGGCTCTCGATTGTTGGTAGCTCTGGCCGACGACACCCTCTCGCGCGTCGCGCAGCGCGGCCGAGGCTTCCGGGTTGCGGCGCGGCGCTTCCGGTGTGGGCGCCGGCGACTCCGGCGCGCCGGCGCGGCGGCGCGCCGCGGCATGGCGCGCAGCGACGTCGGCGCGGTTCGGGTCTTTGGTTTCGTCGATCCGGCGCAGGCTGGCTTCCACGAGGACGCGCCCGAACTCGTCCATCACCAGGCGGCCGGCGGCCTTCAGCGCGGTGACGTAGCTTTTTGCCCAGCCGCATTGGCGCGCGAACTCGGCTTGTGTGACAGCGAGGTCAGCGGCAGCGGTCATCAGCCCCTCCACGCGCATTGCGCTGAGGCTGGCGCTCGCGCTGGCAATCTCTTTGCGCCGCAGCCGTTGCCCACAGGACAGCGCGCGCCGCTTCCGCTTCGGCGGCAGCAGGGTTCGGCTGCCAGCGTGCGCCTATTTCGATGCCGCCTTCGCTGGCCCAGAAGGTCTGCTGACCGTCCATGCCGGCGCGAATCGCCGCGTTGACCTCTGCCGGCGGGAAATGCTCGCGCAGCGCGTCGATGAATTCGGTCACCAGGGGCATGGATTGGCGCAGGTTTCGGCTCATGCGCGCCGCTCCAGGGCAAAATCCGGTGGCAAAAGCCTGCACTTTCCAGGTTCGGCCGCTTTTTTGGCTTGACTTTCCGGGTACCTGGAAAGTCTGAAAGCCGCATGAATACTGGCGTGTACCAGGCTTTCCAGGTTTTCCAGGTGTACACGCGTGTACGAAATCGATCGCGTGCGCGAGACGTGCGCGCATGTGTCCTCGCGTACACACGCGCGCGGACCCGGAAAACCTGGAAAGCCTGGTACACGCCTTGCCCCGCAAGGCTTTCGGACTTTCCATGTACCTGGAAAGTGGGGGCTCAAACCCGGAAAGTGCGTCATTCCGCACGGCCTTCCCGCGCAAGCTGGGCCTGCGTGGCGAACTGGACGACGCATTCGGTGTACCAGCGGATCGATGACGCGTCGTTCGCCGGCGGCGGGTAGCCCGCCGCCTGCATTGCGGCGATCGGCGGGGTGACGACGTGCCTCAGCTTCCGTGCCGTGCTGTCCAGTCCGTCGTAAACCGCGCGCCGTCGCTTGTCCCATCCCGAGAGGTTGTGCACCGTGCCGTGAAACTGGTTGGCCGGGCGCGGCCGAAACTCTCCGTTTCGGCGGCACCATCGCTGATATTCGGCGTACAGGTCGTCAGCCACGCAGGGGCACACGGGCAGGTCGAGGTCGCCAGATAGCCAGGATTCGAGGAAGCGCTGGTCGCTGCCTTTCGACAGGTCAATCAGGGATTGCTTGGCGGTCGTCATCGGAGGCCGCTTCATGGGATGGAAGTCGGAGAGGTCGAGCTTCAGCAGGAAGTCGTAGAACGCCTCGACGCCGCCGGATTCGATTTCTTCCCACAGAGCATCGTAGTAAGCGTCTGCTCGCTCCGGCATCGTGTAGACAACCAGGTGGCGGCGGTCGTCGTTATCCAGCGGGATGGGCTGGTTTTCGTTCGACAGGAAAACGAAATTCATCTGGTTGCGCTGCAGGTACGCCTGCACCATTTTGGCGTTCACCCGGATCTTGGTTCCGGTGACAAGCTCCTTCAGCTCGCCTTTCTTCTTCCACATGTCCGCGTGGTTGACGACCTCCTCGGCCAGCACAAATAGCTTTGAGTCGGCCCAGTCGGCGTTAAACTGGTCTTCGAGCGCCGTCTGGTTGAGGACGGCGGCGTACTGGCCATAAATGCGCGATAAGACTTTGAAAACCGTGGTCTTTCCGGTGCCTTGCGGACCGTGCATGATGACGGCCGAGTTCATCTTGGCGCCGGGGTTCTGCAGTGGATAGGCCATCCACCTGAGCAACCAGAGGGCGATGTCGTCGCCCTTCGAGTCGCCGGAACACAGGTACTCGATCAGATCCAACAAGCGGTCGCACTTGCCGGCGCGCGGGCGCATCGGCCAGCCGCGCCAGGTGTTGAGCTTGATGCTCGGGTCTCGCTCGGTCGGGTCGAATCCGACCTCGTCGAGATAGACCGCGCCTCGGCTGATCCACATCGCGTGCCGCTTGATGTCGTCGCCCCGCACGCCGGCCGGCAGCATGGCAATCATCTGGTCGCGCCGCGCGAGCTTTTTCGTCCAGCAGTCGAAAACGACTGCCCCCGTTCCATCGTCGATCGGCACGAATCGCTCGACGATGTCGTCCAGATCCATGATGGCGCGCGCCGGCGGCCTGTCCGATCCCCCGCCCCCTGCTGCGGTAGCCTGCGGCGAGAGGCTGGCCGCAAATCCGCCGCCTGCTGGATCGACCGGAGTAGGGGACAGTGCGCCCTGTCGGCGGCTTTGCGGCTGGACATCCCATTCCAGCGCTTTGATCCGCGCTTCGTACTGCGCGGTGACGACCTGCAGCCCTTCCGCGCAGCGCAGATCGTTGAAATCGGTCGGGCCCTTGCGGTCGGCCGGGCGCTCGATTGAGAATTCAGGCTTCCACAGCTTGGCGTTCGGCAGCGCCAGACAAACGGCTTCGGCGCGGGAAACGCCGGCGTTGGTCTGGCCATGCGGTTTTCCACAGGTCCGGCAAACAGGCTCTTGCACCGGCGTCGGCTGCTTGCACTGCAGGCAGCGCTGCAGCCAGTCGTCGTCGGCGCATATCAGCATCTTCGCCCGCCCGCGCGTTCTGGCCTTGATCGCCTGAGCGACCGGCAAGAGATTCGTCGCGGAGTAGGCGACGACAACGGGCTGACCCGTCGCTTCGTGCAGCGTGATCGCTGTCGCCAGTCCTTCGCAGATCAGCACGATATCGCTCGGCGAGCGGCCGACTGTCCAGTAGTGGCCCTTCAGTTCGAGGCTCGCCGGCCAGTTCGTCTTGTCACGGCCGGTCTTCGAGTCGCGCGCGGGCAGGATGAACTGCAGGCCGCGCACGCTTCCTGAGTTGTCGCACATGGGAACCGCCAGCGATCCGGCGAAGCTGCGCAGGTAGGCGTAGTCCTCCTTTCCGGCATCCGGCAGCTCCAGCCCGTCAATGCCATGAAACAGCCGCGCCCCACCGGCCGACGCGATCTTCTTGCGCTTCAGGTACGGGTGCCCCGCCGTGTCCTCTGAGCAGGACCGCCAGACCAGCGTCGCCCATCGCGCCGCCCGCTCATGCCGTCTCTTCGCCTCAGCATCCGCAGCTTTCCGCTGCTCGGCCGCCGCGATCTTCAGCGCCTCCGCCTGCTCGGCAGAAAGCTCTCGCCGCTTGAACTCGGCCTTCCCGCAGACGTGGCAGACCTTCTCGCGCAACCCGATTTCAGCCCCGCAAGACGAGCACGTCTTCGTCAGTTCAACTCGCTGCGTGCCGGGATCAGATCCGCGAAAAACCCCAAACGACCCGGTCAGGAAAACCGCCCCGTCAGCATGCCACTCCGCGAGGGAATACCACCCGCGCCGCTCCGATCAGACT